ATCTTTTTTTCACACGCGCAACGGCGCATCGGGTCACTGACGGGGGTTTGTGATGTCAACTAAGACGCGGCCAGCGCCGCCGACTAACGCGAAGTCGCTTGAGCAGCATTTGCGCGATGGCACGTTTGTTCCGTCACGGCATCAGCATCTTCTTGAGGCTGTTGATGGGACTGTCGCTCAGTGGCAGGCCAGGTCGGTTCGTCAGGGCGGGAAGATGTTGCCTGCTGAGCATTTTGAGGCTTGGTGCCGGCAGTACATTAAGCACACTGTTGGTCGCTGGTTTGGCGAGCCATTTACGCTCGAGCCGTGGCAGCGTACCCTTGTTGCTGAGTTGTTGGCTGTTGATAAGGATGGCCGGCGGAAGACTCGGCAGGCCCTTGTTGGGTTGCCGCGTAAGAATGGCAAGTCGAGCTTGTTGAGTGCGTTGGCTTTGTATTTTGCGTCGATTGAGGGTGAGCATGCCCCTGACGTGATTATCGCGGCTGGTTCGCGTGACCAGGCGGGTGTTGTCTTTGATGCTTGTCGTGCTTACGCTGGTTCGGACCCAATTCTCGATCTTTGGTATGACCAGCAGCGGTTTACGATCAAGTGTCCTGATTCGGATGGTTTGATTCGTCGTGTTGCCTCGGATGGGAAAATGCAACATGGACTCAGCCCTTCGACTGTGATCGTTGACGAGCTGCACAGCTTCTCGACGCCGCGGCAGGTTGAGTTGTGGGCTGCGATGCAAACCGCAACAGGGGCCCGCGAGCTTCCCTTCACTTGCAGCATCACTACTGCTGGTTATGACAAGACCACGATTCTTGGGCAGCTTTACAAGGCGGCGATCGACTTGCCGCAGCTCGAGGCCCGCGAAGACGGCTCGCTGCTAGTTGCCCGTGATGATGATTCAGGGTTTCTGTTCTGGTGGTATCACGTGCCTGAGGGCACTGACATTGAGGACGAGGCCGCTTGGATGCGCGCTAATCCTGCTTCGTGGGTTACGGCTGACGTACTTCGGCAGCAGCTTGAGTCTCCGAGCATGGATGTCAACAGCTTCTTGCGGTTGCATTGCAACGTTTGGACTGTGACGCGCACCGCCTGGCTGCCCACTGGCTGCTGGGACGGCATGCTTGACGCATCCGCAACACCTGAGCTTGGGCAAACGATTTACGTGGGCGTTGACGTTGGCTTGGTTCACGATTGCACGGCTGTGTCGATCGCGTGGGTGCGTGACAACACGGTGTGCGTGAAGTCGCATGTCTTTAGTGCTGTAGCGGATGTGCCGGCGCATGAGTATTACGACACGGGCCGCATTGACCTTGAAGACGTTGAAAGCTACATTCGTGAGCTCGCAGACAAGTACCACATTGCCGAGCTGGTCTTTGACCCTAGATTCTTTGAACGCTCGGCGCAATCCTTGAGCGCTGAGGGTTTGACGGTCGCACCGCTGCACCAATCGAGCGCAGCTATGTCTGACGCTTATCAAGAGTTTTACGCGAGCGCGCGTGAAGGCCGAATTAGGCATGACGGCGATCCTGTCCTGGCGGAGCACGTGGCCGCGACCGCGGCTAAGCAAACACCGCGCGGTTGGAAGATCAGCAAGATTGACCAAAGCAAACGCATTGACGCTTGCGTAGCGACCGTGATGGCTCACTGGCGCGCGTGGCGCTCCGTGGCCGAGGGTGGCGATGAGGGCTTTCTGCTGTGAAAATCGTTTGTTGCTTGTCTTGGTATGACGAGAGCCCCGCGTGGCTTGCCACTGTTGTTTCTGCCGCTGCTAGGGCTGGTTGCAATCACATCGTTGCCGTAGATGGGCCTTATGCTTTGTTGACGGCTACGGGTCGCAGTAGTGGCGTGCTGCAGCAGGATGCCGTGACGCATGCCGCACACGTCGCCGGTATCGGCTTGACGCTGCACGTGCCTGACTCACCCTTTGGTGGCAATGAGGTTGAGAAGCGCAGTTTGATGTTTCGGTTGGCTGAGCAGATTACAACCGAGGACGATTGGCTGTGGGTCCTTGACGCTGACTGCTTCGTGACAAAAGCTGTTGATCTTCGGCGCCGGCTAGAACAAACCGACTTAAACGCGGCTGAAGTCATGGTTTGCAACAGCAGTGATCCGCAAGTCATCAAGGTAAGTCAACACAAGCAGCCAATCAGGTTGCTTTACAGGGCGATGCGGGGCCTTGAGGTTGCGGGCGCGCACTACTTCTACCGCTATCCCGTCGATGATGGGTTTAGTTACCTTTGGGGGCAGCCGCCGCTCGAGCCCGCGTTGCAGCTGCATGATGTTGAGGTTGAGCATTGGAGCGAACAACGCGATCAGCTGCGTCAGGCTGAGCAGCAGGCTTACTACCACCGCCGTAGCGAGGTTGGCGCTGAGCGGCTGCATGAAACTTGGGTTGAGGGCGTTAATGGGCAACCAGTCAAACTACGGGGGTAACGCATGCCAGTTTGGTGCTTGAAGATTGCGTGGCGCATTAGGGGCCGCCGGTTGGTGCGTATTCATCAGAAGGACGGGTTGCCGAGCGTTGAGGGCGTCCTGGTTGGTGTTGCTGCTAAGCGTTACATCGTTTTGAGTGCCGTGATGCTTGGGGATGGTGGCGCGACTGAGTTGGCGGGCCATGTTGAGATTCCTAAGGAGAACGTGATGCTTGTGCAGGTACTACCGTGAGACTTTTGAACCGTGCTGGCCGTGACGTGAGCATCAGAACCTTTGGTGTTGATACGAGCGTGGCGCCAGGACCACTGGACATTGGTTCTGCGCGTGTTGACGCTTCGCCTGTGCAAAGCATTGGCCTGCCGGCAGTTATGGCCGCGGTGCGCCTCGTTGCTGATTCCATTGCTGCTATGCCCGTCAAGGTTTATGATCGTGCCGGCGCGCTCGATCGGCAACTAGCTGACAGCACGCAGCAATACAAGCTGCTGCACAACAGCCCAAACCTTGAGCAGTCCGCGTTTGAGTTCATTCAGGACGTTGTTTCTAGCGTTGAGTGCTTCGGTAACGCTTTTGTGCTGAAGACGATTGCGCAGGGGCAGGTGCAGGAGCTTCGTGTCCTTTCGGCTAGTCGCGTGACGGTTAAGGCTGACGCTAAGGGTCAGTTGACGTTTGAGATTCAGGACGGCGCTGACACGAAGACACTTACGAATCGTGAGATTTTGCATGTTCGGGGCCTTGCTCCGTTTGGTGGCGCGTCCGGCGTAAGCCCGCTCACGTTGCATCGCTCGACGCTGGGTAACAGTGTGGCCGTTCAATCGTTCGCTGGCCGCTACTTCGCTAACGATGCGACACCTGGCCTTGTTTTGAAGATGCCACAGAACTTGAACGCGCAACAGGCTGAGGAAATTGGTAATCAGTGGAATCAAGCGCACCGCGGACTAGTTAACGCTCGCAAGACGGCTGTGCTTGGTGGCGGCGCTGACCTGCAGGTGTTGCCGGTAAGTATGGTTGACGCTCAGTTTGCTGAGATGGCAAAGCTCGGGATTGAGGACGTTGCACGCATCTTTGGCGTGCCTGCCGAGCTAATTACTGGCGCACCTGTGACTGATCCGCAAAAAACGGCTGAGCACTTCTTGAAGTTTTGTTTGGCGCCGCGGCTTCGTCGCATCGAGGCAGCGTTCGCCCGCGACACTGACTTGTTCCCTGAGCAGCTGACGCTTTATCCTGAGTTCAACGCTGACGCTTTGCTTCGGCCGGCGACACGCGAGCGCTACGAGGCATACCGCGCAGCTAGGCAGGCCGGTTGGCTGAGCCCTAACGAGATCCGTGCGCTTGAGAACTATCCGCCGACGCCTGGTGGCGAAGAAATCCAAATGACACCTGTCGGCGGCGCACCTAATCCCGTTTAATGGCTGATCTAACACCTAACGCTGGAATGGCGGCGGCTGCGCAGCAAGGACTTGACTGGCGCACCGAAGGCTTAGGTGGCGACGGGCTTGTTGAAGCAACAATTAGTGACGCTAGAAAAATGGCGAACCGTGAGCCACTTTCTGAATCGAAGGTGCGGCGTATGCCCGCTTGGTTCGCTAGACACGCAGTTGACTTGGAGGCACCACAAAATGATCCTGATAACAAAGACTATCCTGGTGCCGGCCGTGTGGCGTGGCAACTTTGGGGCGGCGATGCTGGCCGCAGTTGGGCGGATGTAAAGGTGCGTCAACTAGACGAAGAAACACGCGCTCTCGGTCGGGGCGGCGATCACATTATCTGCGACATTGACGGCACACTACTCAATAACGGCACTGAGCCGATCGTCAACACGATTGACTTTCTGGATGCGCGTCCTGAGCCCGTGTGCATAGTGTCGGGCCGCAAAGAAGCCGAGCGCGCTGACACCGTTGCCGCCCTCGATGCTGCAGATGTTGATTACTACGAGCTTTACTTGAATGACACGGACGCAGGCACAATCGAGTTTAAAACCAGTGTTGCTGAGGCACTTATGGCTGAGTACAACATTGTGCTCGCTATTGACAATGATGAAGCAGCTCGAGCCGCGTATAACACGCTTGGTATTACGACTTTGGCGCCAGATGACATTGAGGCTGCGGGGGCGGCCGATCAACCAGAGGATGCAATGAACACGTTTAGACACACTGCCCCCGTAAAACTTGAGGTTAGGGAATCAGCAATGGGTGCTGAGTATCTAACGGTGACGGGTTACGCAGCCGTCTTTGATCAAATGAGCCATGATCTTGGTGGTTTCCGTGAGGTCATTCAGCCAGGCGCGTTTGCTGACGTGCTCGGCGCCAATCCCGATGTGCACCTAGTGATCGGTCATAACATGGACTTGCCGCTTGCGCGTACTCGTAATGGCACGCTTGAGCTTGGTGAGGACATTCGCGGCTTGAAGATGTGGGCTCGCATCGACTCACGACTCAGTTACGCGAAAGACCTCGCGGTGCAGCTGAAGTCAGGTCTCGTTGACCAAATGAGTTTCGCGTTCACGATCCCAGAGGGTGGCGACACGTGGAGCGTTGACGACTCAGGCGCGGTTACACGCACCGTGAACCGCATTGACGGTCTTTATGACGTGAGTGTTGTTGCCGCGGGCGCGTACCCGCAAACTGATGTTCAAGCTGTGCGCGCACTTCTGCGTGACGCAGCTAACAAGGGTTTAATTCCCGCAAATCTTGTGGACACTTCGCAGCCAGAAACGGTTGGGGGTGATTCCGTCGAGCAACATGCTGGCGGGACCGTCGAGTCAGATACTGGCGGTCGGCAGGCTATCCAAAACCTGCAAGCAGCTAAGGCAAAAACCAAAGCTGCCCTTCATAACCATTCGAAAGGACTCTAATGAGTTCGATTGATGAACTAACTCGCGCGCACAATGTTGCCGTTGAGGAAATGCACGCCGCTGCTGCGGCTATTGAGACTGCTGACGAATCAGCCGATCTCGACGCCCTTCAGGGTGAGTTTGATAGCAAGCTCGAAGTTGCTGAGCGCGCTAAGGGTGCTGTTGAGGCCCGTGAAGCACTGATGACTGCCCGTGACGCAATGACCGTTAAGCCGGTTGCTGACGTCAAGGTTGAGGTCATTAGCAATGAGCAGGTTTACCGGCCCGATCGCCCTGAGCGCTCGTACTTCCGCGACCTGTACCTGTCCAAGACGAAGGGTGATCGTGAAGCAACTGATCGCCTTTCCGGTCATGCACTGGCAACACGTGACATCAACACCACTGATACAAGTGGTGGCGATTTCGTGCCGCCAGCGTACCTTGTCAATGAGTACATTGCTAAGGCACGTGCCGGCCGCGTTACTGCTGACCTTTGTTCGAAGTTCGCTCTGCCTGGTGGCACCGACTCGATCAACTTCCCAGCAATCACGACTGGTACCGCTAACGCGGCTCAGGCATCGCAGAACAGTGCGCTGCAGGAAACTAACCTGGTAACTGCAACCGTCACGGCTCCGGTCACGACGATTGGTGGTATTCAGGATGTTTCGGTTCAGCTCGTCGAGCAGAGCCCGATTGCGTTCGATCAGGTTATTTTCGCTGATCTTGCGGCTTCGCACGCGCAGGCCATTGGTAGCGCGGTCATTAACGGCACTGGTGCTTCAGGAACCCTTGAGGGGTTTGTGAACGCTGACACTGTTAACACGATCACGTACACCGACGCATCACCTACGGCTGCTGAAACGGTTAGCAAAATTGCTGACGGTATCCAGCAGGTTGCATCAGCTCGCTTCTTGCCTGCTGACGCAATTGTCATGCATCCTCGGCGTTGGTACGCCCTGAGTGCTGGTGTTGATGGTGGCGGTCGCCCGCTGGTTGTTCCTACCGCTCAAGCAATGAACACGTTCGGTACTGCCGAAGGTGTTGCTGCTGAAGGTTCGGTTGGCAACATCCTCGGACTGCCTGTGTACCTTGATCCGAACATCGCCACGAACACTGGCGCATCGACGAATCAGGACATCATCATCATCTCGCGTTTCGCTGACGCTTACCTTTTCGAAGGTACGCCGAAGGCTGAAGTATTCCGTGAGACGCTCTCGGCTGAAGCGACTGTTCGTTTCCGCCTTTACAACTTCGTTGCGTTCACTGCTGAGCGCTACGTCGGTATCAACACCTCGATCGTATCTGGAACGGGCCTGGTTTCGCCTAGCTTCTAGAACGTTGGTGTGATTAGCCCTGTCAAAACATGACAGGTGTTAACTGCGGCGCCCTGATTGCCACTACGTGGCGTGGGCTTAGGCAGGGGTTTGATTCCCCTGCCGTCGCTTGAAACAAGATTTAAAGGAGTTGGCTATGAGCCAGCAACAAATCGCAGCACTCATTCGTGAACGCGCCAGCCTTGAGGCCCGCGGCTTACCTGATCGCGTTAAGCAAGTTGATGAGCAGCTGCGTCTGCTGGGCGCTAAGGGTGTGACGCCTGCTAAGCGTGCTGAGAAGCGTGTGCCCAAGAAGGCGCGTAAGTAATGGCAACGGGTGACTTGTGCACGCTTGCTGAAGCCAGGGCGTTCCTCGAGCTGCCTGTGGCTGACACGGCGCGTGACAGTCTGATTACTACGACGATTGCTGCGGTTAGTAAAGCAATTCATGAGTACACGCAGCGTGAGCTTTATCCTGCGGGGTCGGCTACGCGCGTGTTTAAGTTGCCGCTCGGCAATTTCATCATGCCACTTACGCCACACGACTTACGATCCGTTACGTCAATTACGTTGCATGCTGACGAAACTGGTCTTGTTCTTACTGCCGCGGATTATCAAACGCAACCTGTACTGAATCCTGACGGCATGTATTCAGCGGTGCAGTTCAGCAATCAGCTAGCCAACCTGTTCAACAGCGACTCGGCTAGGTACTTTGGTTACTCAAGAGTAACGATCGTTGGTATTTGGGGGCCAGCAAGCATTCCTGTTGACGTAAAGCAGGCTTGCGTTGTTTCCGTTGCCGCAGCGATGCGCCGCGATGTCGTAAACCTCGACCTTGGTGATGTGCTTAGCGATCCGCGTGAGCTTGGGCCCGATCGCCCAACAAACTACGCTCTGCCGGCCGCCGCGCTTCGCTTGCTGAGCCCTTACCGCCGTGTTGGGCTGTTGTGACCACCGCGACGTATAAGAGCACTGCGCCAGCGTTCAAAGCAGCCCTCTACGCTGCCCTGGCCGCTAACAGTGACCTTGCTGATGTAACGGTGTCTTATGGCGCACCGATCACGGGGCCACGCGAGTTCATTGCCCTTAGCGACATTAGTGGCTCGCAAGAGTTCGCAGCACTAGGGAAGCTAACGAAGGAAGAAACGTACACGCTTGACGTTTACGTGAGCGTTGTTCGTGAGGGCAACATGCAAAAAGAATGCACCGAAAGGTGCTTTGAACTTGCCGCCGAGCTCGAGGACTACCTGCGCGCAAATCCAACTGTTGGTGGCACGGTGCGTATCGCGCAGCTCAGCGCACCTTTCAATCTTGAAGAGTTCGCGGGCGACACGGCAAGGCAATCAATCCTCACGCTCGGCGTTGAGGCAGCAGCAAGGATCTAATGAAACTTAAATACGTGGGGCCGCAGTCAGCAATCTTTATTCCGCATCATGACGTGGAGTTTGACGTGGAGCGCGACGGTGTTGTTGACGTGCCGGCCGAGCTTGCAACAGAGCTACTAAAGCGACCTGACTTTGAGGCCGCGCAACCAAAGAAAAAGGCCGTGAAGGCCACTAAGGAGACTAAGTAATGGCTATTCGGTCAGGTTTGGCAGCACAGATTGGTATTGGTGTTGAAACAACGGTCGGTACCGCTGTAACGCCTACACGTTTTTATGAGTTCAATGATGAGTCGATCGCGCAAACGATTGAACGCATTGAATCTGAGGGACTGCGCACAGGCAATCGTGTGCTGCGTAGCGATCGTTACGCATCGGGTCAGAAAGCTATTGAGGGTTCGTTCTCAATGGACATGACCGCTGATAACACGGCGATCTTGTTTAAGCACGCTCTTGGTGCTGTTGCAACATCGGGAACGTACCTGCACACGTGTACGATGTCGGACCCGTTTGGGTTGGGCTTGACGATTCAGGTCGGCCGGCCAGGAAACGACGGGACCGTGAGAGCGTTCACGTATGCCGGCACGAAGATCAACACGCTCGATTTGTCGGTTTCCGTTGGAGAGCTGCTGAGCGCTGAGTTTGGCATCATTGGTACGACTGCTGAAAGCATTGGGTCGGTTACCGCAGCGTCTTACGCTTCGAATCTTGAGCTGCTGCACTTCGCTGGCGCCGCTATCACTGTTGCTGGTACTTCGTTCCCTTGTAAGGATTTCAGCCTATCCGTGAACAATGGTTTGACTGCTGATCGCTTCGTACTTGGTTCGCAGGTTGCGCAGCAGCCAATCGCTTCAAGCCTTGCTGAGGTCACTGGCTCGATAACCGCTGAGTTCGTTGACGCAACGGCTTACAACCGTGTTGTTAACGCTACGCACGCAGCTGTTGTCGCCACGTTCACTGATTCGACGGGTGATTCAATCACTGTCACTGTTCCTGTTGCTCGCTTTGATGGTGATACGCCGTCTGTTGGTGGGCCGGACATCCTTGATCAGACCTTGAACTTCAAGGGCTTGTTCAATGGTACGGATTCGCCTGTGACGATTGCTGTTGCGAATGGTGACAGCGCGCCGTAATGGGAGACGTTGTTATTGCGTTTGACGACTACAAAAAGGTTGTCAAGGGATTAAAGCTGCTCGACACGGGCCTTGATTCTGAGCTGAAGAAGGGTCTGAAAGCTGTTGGCGCGAAGGTTGCGACAAAAGCGAAGGCTGAAGCTGAACGCAAAGGTCTGCGTGCTAGTGGCGAGTTAATCAGGCTCATTAAGCCGAGCGCTACTAATGTTGCTGTGTCTGTTGTTGCGAGCGCGAAACGTGAAGCTAGTAATGGTTCGCGTGGCCGTAGTCGATACGCCGGCAAGCCATTTAATTACCCGTCCGTGTATGAGTACGGCGGGCGAGGGAAGCTAAACACTGCGGGCCCGCGAGCGTTCTTGCGACCTGGACTGCGTAAAGCAGGGCCCGCAATTCAAGAAGAAATGCTGCAAGTAATTAACCAAACGGTCAGTAAAGCTGGCTTTAAATAGGGGGATCACATGGAAATTAAGTGTCCTGCAGGGACGTTTGCTGTGCCCGAAGAGTTTACGTTGCGCGAAATGCGCAGCATTAAGCAGCTCACGGGCCTGCTGCCTGGTCAGATCGAGGAAGCGCTCGATCAAGGCGACTTGGACATTGTGCTCGCGTTGGTGATCGTTAGTGCTGCTCGAGCTGGCAAAGCGCTCACGGAGGAAACAGCGCTCGATTGGACGCTTAGTGAGATTGAGTTTGTTGATGAGCCCGCGGCACCTAAGAAGAAGGTTGCGGACCCTACGAGTGCCTAACTGCTCGTCACTTGTGGACGCCGAGCTTGGCTCGCGTTTATGGGGTTAGGCCGTGGGAAATGGATGATTTGCTGTTGAGTGAGCTGCATGACATGGCTGTTGATTTGAAACGTATCGGGAAGGAACGCAATGGCTAAGTCGATAGATGCTCGCGTCAACGTTCTTGCTGATACAGCTGACCTTGAACGTGGGATGCGTCGGAGCATTGCTGCGACCGACAAGTTCAACAAGTCAACTAAGCGCATCAGTCGCAATCCCTTCAGGAGCGTTACGCGCTCGGTTGCTGGACTTGCTGGCGCGTACATTGGCGCTCAGGGCTTGATCACGGTCATTCAGGGTTCGGTTCGTGAGCAGCAGGAAAGCATTAAGGTTGGCCGGCAAACGAACGCGGTGCTGAAGTCAACTAAGAGTGCTGCTGGGTTGTCGGCTAAAGCCATTAGTGATCTTGCGCAGGCGTTGAGTGAGAAGACTGCGGTTGATGATGAGGCGATTCAGTCTGCCGAGAATCTGCTGCTGACGTTTACGAAGATTGGTAAGGATACGTTCCCTGCCGCTACTGCTGCTGTGCTTGATTTGAGTGTTGCTACGGGCACGAGTTTGAAGGGCGCAAGCATTCAGGTTGGTAAGGCGTTGCAGGACCCTGTAAGGGGCCTTACGGCGTTGCGTAAGGTTGGCGTGAACTTTAGTACTGATCAAACTGAAGTGATTAAGAAGCTCGTTGCGACTGGCAAGACAGCTGAGGCGCAGAAACTTATTTTGAAGGAGCTCGCTACCGAGTTTGGTGGGTCGGCGGCTGCTCAGGCCACACCATTGGACAAGTTGCGTGTGACGTATCAAAACCTGCTCGAGACAATCGGCGGGTACTTGGTGCCTATCTTGAATCGTGGCGCGACGGCACTGATGGGCTTTGTTGCTGAGGTTCGTGCCGGCACTGGACTTGGCGGCACGTTCCGCGACAACATTAAGGGCATTGCGATCGCGCTTGCTGGGTTGGCGGGTGTGCTTGCCGCAGGTAAGATTGCGGGCTCACTGACAAGCATTGGTGGATTGTTGGCTGCGGTGTTCAGCAATCCCGTTACGGGAACGATTGCGGCGATTGCTTTGGGCATCGCAGCGGTTGGGGCAGCGTTCTATTTGGCTTATAAGCGCAGCGCGTCGTTGCAGAAGCTCGTTAGGGAAATTGGCGCGACTGTAGGCCCGATCTTCAAGAGTGTTGGTGACGCGGCAAAACGTGAGCTGCCAGGGGCGCTTGTTGCCGCCGGCCGTGTTGCGCGCTCAATCACTCGTTTGTTTGTTGCGTTGAAGCCAGTCATTGTGCCCCTGTTTAAGGCTATTGCGTTTGCGATCGTTACGTCATTGCGAAATGTTGGGCCGGTTTTGGCGTTTGTGTCTGGCCGGATTAACGGCTTGACTAGTGCTGCTCGTACTTTGCTTGGTGCTGCCCGCTCGGTGTTTAAGGCTGTTGGGTCTGCTGCGTCGAAGATGCGTGACATTGTTGTCGGCGCGTTCAATGCGGCTAAGAACGGTGTTGATGCGCTCGTTAATGCGATTGCGCGTGTTGGGCGTGCCGTGCAGAACTTGCCTGGTGCGTCTGCGTTAAAGAAGCTCGCGCAAGCTGTTGGGGCTCGTTCTGGTGCTCGCGCTAGCGCTGGCGTTACTGCTGCTAAGTCATTCGGTCTTGGTGGTGAGGTTGGTGACGTGGAGGGCATCGCAGCTGCGCGTCGTGCTGTTACGAACGCGAGAAATAAGAAGGCGCGTGATAAGGCCGCTAAAGCACTCGCGGCGCTTGAAGCTAAGCAGTCGGCTAAGCAAGCTCGCGCAACTGCCGGCGAAACGCTTAAGGGCTTTATTGCGGGCATCCTTGATCAGATCCGCGACACGAAACTTAATGAGTTGATGGCGCCGGTAAATGCGGCTCGGGCTGCAAGGGCGGCGCGTGAAACTGGCGTGGCTCGAGGCGGGTTGGGGACTGCAATTACTCGCGCTCAGGCTGAGGCTGCTGATCCTCGCGTGCAGGCTCGGTTTCAGCGTGAAGCTGCTCGTCTTGACGCGCGTATTGCTCAGGCGCGTAAGTCAGGGAACCTTGAAGCGATCGACGCTTTGCAGGGCGAGAAGGATGCGCTTGATGCTCGGTATGGGCCTGCGTATCTTGCTGACTTGCAGGATCAACTTGCGCAGCTTAATGAGAATGAAATTGAGGCTAGTAGTGAGGCTGCTGCGACAGCGTTTGCTGCGACGTTTTCTACAGGCATGCAAGCTGCCCTCGACGGCCTGCTTAACGGCGGGACTGTCCAAGCGTTCTTTACGAAGCTGACTGCTGCGTTGCAGGGGTCAGGTGTGTCGCCTGGCTCGTTGCCTGCGAGTGTTACTGCTGGTGCCGGTGAGGCCGCGGCAAGCGTTGCTGCGCCTCCCGCTTCGCTTGGTAGCCGCGTTCTTGCTTTCTTAAAGGGCAAGAGCAAAAACCCGACGTATGGCGCTAAGGCAATTGCGGCAGGTCTTTCGCCTAAGAGCACGCAAAAGGCCGTGTTTGCATTGGGCGGGCCGGATCAGAAATACGGCGGTTACAAGATCGCTAACCGTGCGTCGGGCGGCATGTTGACGCCAGGCATGCTCACAATGGTTGGCGAAACGGGGCCTGAGTTGATTATGGGCGGCAAGGTTAACTCGAGTACGCGCACGAATCGTATGGGTGGCGCTGCCGGCATGAACATTACGGTCAATGCTGTTGGGGCTGCGGCTGATGATCCAATGCTGCTTGCTCGTCAATTGGGTTGGCAGTTGGCTACGCGATGATTAGCACAATTACGTTTACGCCTAGTGGCGGGTCGGCTGTGACGTTGCATGCCGTTACGATTGGTTCTAAGCGTGTTGTGACGCGCGCTGAGGGGTTGCAAGGGTCGCCACCTATTCGTGAGGTTAAGACTGTGAAGGGGCAGCAGTCCGGCGCTTACATTCGCTCTAAGTATCTTGATGCTCGGTACATCACTTTGGAAATGGAAATCATTGGCTCATCGATCGAGGACTCATTTGATGAGTTTGACACCGTTGCCAAAGCACTTATGAGTAGTGTGAGCACCGCCGGCACGTTGAAGTGGACGCGCGACTCGAGCGGCCAGGCATTGCAAGTTGACTGCCAGTTGTCTTCCCTTGCCCCTTTGGTGCTTACGGATGGTGGGAACATGTTGTCTTCGCAGATCACGTTTGTTGCTGCTGATCCGCGCGTTTACGATCAGAGTGAGACTACGGGTACGGGTACGACGATTACGGTGCCGGCTACGGGCGGCACGGTGAGCTACACGAACTCAGGGTCGATTGCGACACCGCCGAAGATCAGGATTTATGGCGGCATCACTAATCCGTGGGTGCGCAAGGGCACGGTCGCGTCAAGTGTTGGGGCGGGCCTTGTCTTCTCAGGCACTGTTGCGGGCGGTGATTACTTGGAGATTGACGTGCAGGCTAGGACAATCAAAACGAATGGCACGACGAACGCTTTGAGTTTGTTGACGGCTGCTTCGTCGGATTTCTTTGAGTTGCCTACGGGTAGTAGCACTGTGTGTATGACGGGCTCCGCTATTTCGGGTAGTCCGAGGGTTGATCTTATCTATCGCTCTGCGTGGGCGTAAGGAGCTGTTAGATGGCTGACAACGTAGCGATTACATCTGGTTCGGGTACGTCGATTGCGACGGATCAAAACGGGTCTGATCACGTTCAATGGATGAAACTGTATTACGGTGCTGACGGGTCGTTTACGGCTGTGTCTCCGACGGCTGGGTTGCCGGTTTCGGTTACGTCAGCTAACACAACGGTTACGGATGGCCGCACGGTTGTTACGACCGCTGGCACAAGGGTTGCTTTGGCTTCCTCGACGGCTTGTAAGGAAGTAGTCATTACTGCTGAAACTGACAACACGGGCATTGTGGTTGTTGGGGCCGCTGCAACTGTGGTGGCTGCCCTGGCTACTCGGCGTGGTATTCCGTTGAGTGCTGGTGATTCGGTTGTGATGCAGACCGATAACCTTGCGGATCTTGGTTTGGATTCGACGGTTAGTACTGATGGTGTGACTTACGTGGCGTTCAGCTAATGGCTCAGGTATCGAGGGTTCTTGCTGACGGCGCGGTAACTACCGCAAAGCTTGCTGCCGCGTCGGTTACGTCCACAAAACTTGCTGCGGGTGTCGTTGGTGCTGGTGGCGTGTTGATCGTTCGTGACGAGAAAGCGGACGGCACAAATGGTGGCACGTTTACTTCAGGCGCTATGCGTACCCGCGATCTAAACACGGTGGCTACAAACACGATCTCTGGCGCTTCGCTCGCTACTAATCAGATCACGTTGCCTGCTGGCACGTATTACATTGACGCTACGGCTCCGGCTTATCTTATTGACTATCACTTGGCGAAGCTGCGGAACGTCACGGATTCCACCGATACGATCATTGGAACTACGCTGACTGAGGGAAGCGCCGTCGCGGCTACCAACTTCAGCAGCATTCGCGGAGTTTTCACGATTGCTGGCACGAAAGCATTTGAGATTCAACACCAATGTTCGTCTACAACCGCGAGCGTGGGGTTTGGCGCTGCAAGTTCTTTTACTGGTTACGTTGAGGTGTATACGCAGGTAGCAATCTTTAAACTGAGTTAAGAGGGAGGCAGTATGAGTTTGCTACTGCTACTCCAACGCGAATACGCCGACAGCCTCATTAGCGATGCGGCCGAAGAAGTCGCAGGCATTGGAACAGCACCGCAAGAATGGACGTTCGTGCTCGCGGACAAAAACGGCACAGCACTCGACATTCTTGATCCAGCAGTCACAGCGTGTGAGCTTGTGTATCAGCGTTCGCAGCCAACAACATGCACGTTCACGCTGCAAGGCGAAGACGATCGCGCCTACAACATCATCTCGGCCCTCACAACCACCAGGCCATTGGCCTATGCGTACCGTGACGGCAAGCTTTACTTCGCTGGCTACCTATCAGGTGTTAAAGAAGCAGCTGATGAGGACCTAAGCATGATGGTCACGTTCACTGACGCGCTCGGCGTACTCGCGCACAGGTTGACAGACAGTGACTTTGAGGTTTACGACGAAACGACCACGAACCTAATTGCGGGCACGTTGACGTCAGGCACGAGTCTTGTTGCCCAGGCTAACGCATTGGCAGCGACGGGCCTGACGGCTACTACCGCGACATCAGGCTTTGCGGTTGAAACCTTCACAACAAGCCGTGATGTTGTGCTTGACAAAATCAACGAGCTAGTCAATCTCACGAACGGGCCGGACTTGCGGATTACGCCGGTTGCTGGCTCGAGCACGTTTGGCACACTTGAGGTTGGCACGCTCTATCAGGGCACGACTGTGATGGCTCGCTTTGGGTACGGGTCAAGCACGGTTGGTAACTTGACGGGCTTTGATTGGGAGATTACACCGCCGGCCACAAGGGTTGTGTGCGTCGGTAATGAGGTTGAGGGCAGCAGTACGGTGAATGCGGCTGTGACGACTGCTGAGGCGCGCATTGGGGTTTGGCAGGCAAGCATCAACAACAATGACCTTTACCTTGAGAACGACTGCATTGACGCGGCTAACGCTGCGACACGCCTGGACTGGCAGACAGTCGTCAGCTTTACGCCTGAGCCCGCGATCACACCGAGGCCACTTAGGGATTACACGGTTGGCGATGTTGTCGCGGTGCGTGCAAATCGTGGCAGTTTGCTTTACAACGGGCAGCTGCGCGTCAGGTCAATCACACTGAGCATTGACGATTCAGGCTTTGAGATTGCGCACCGCATTGAGTGTGAGGCTGGTGGGCCTGGCGCCACTCAGCAGCTCATGGTCAATCAGATCAGTGCAACTTACGACACGGTTGCGGCATCTAATGGACTCGCGGGGAGCTTTAGCTAATGGCAGACATCAAAAATCAAGCCGACTTGATGCACATCCTGCCAGCGCAGGCCGCACGCATTAAAAAAATGGAGCGGCAACTAGCCGTGCCGCGCACTGAGTACTCGAGCGTTGCAACGAGCGAAACAACTACGAGCGCTTCGCCGGTTGCGTTGACTACTGCTGACACGGTAACGATCGTGACAACAGCGGTTTGCTTAATACACATTTACTTTGAGGTTGAGTTTTCAACTTCTGCTGGCGTGTGTAGCATTTACGTGCGCGATCATGACGCGGCTAACGGTGCGGGCGTCAACACGCTTGTTGCACAAAGCTCAAGTGTGACACCTACTAATGTTGCGCCAACTAACTCGTTTACGGGCGCAACGGTTCCTTACGGCATGTACATGACGTTCACGAACACGCCTAAATGGGACTCAGCAGCAAACAATCACACGTTCAGCTTGCGCTACTCAACTACCGCTGGCACCGCCACTTTCGCTAAACGCAAGCTGTTTGCTTGGGTTCAGCCTTTCTAAGGAGCATGATGACCGACGACACCAACAAGCGACTTGCGAAGATTGAGGCAACGCTTGACGCCGTACTCGAGCAAACCACGCGCACGAACGGCACGGTCATCAAACACAGTCAGCAGATCGACGAGCTCGAGTCGTGGCGCGACAAGCTCGCAGGCGCACTTATCCCAATTAGCATTGCTTCACCAGTCGTTGCCGGTTTGATCGTTTCGTACCTTTCGAAGTAGTTAGGAGCCACTATGAGCAACAACTACCGCAAGGGGCGGCAAATACGTCGCGGGCGCTTCCGCTTCGATGAAGCCGTTGTCACCGACTGTTGGCTATGGCTACTGCTGACCGCGAGGGGTAAGGGTTGGAAGGGCGGCATCAACGGGCCACGCGGAGGTTTGCGTTCCTATGCGCAGCAGGCAGCGTTGTACGCAATGTTTCGTGCCGGCGTAGGCAATCCCGCGTTCCCACCTAACGGCCCTAGCCGCCACCTGATCAGAAACATGAAAGCCAGGGGGCATTGGAGTATGGCCGTGGATGTAAGCGAACCCCAGCAACTAATTAGGATCGCTAGCAAGCTCGGTGTTGCCCTGCACACGCCTTATCCGAATGAGCCGTGGCATGTTGAAGCTAAGCGTCCGTTTACGGTGCCGAAGTGAGCTTCAGTACTGAGGCGTCGTTGCGATCGTGGGAACGCAAAGTAAGCTGGCGCCGCAATCGACTACTCGCTGCTAAGCGTGCGCATGATCCCGTAAGAGTTAAGAAGTGGCGCGCATACTTGAAGCACGCTGTTTGGATGGTCAGTGTTCGCAAGAAGCAGCTCGACACGTTGCAGAAGCGTGCGTTGCGTGCTGCTGACGCTTTGGTTGGTGTGATGGAGCAGGGCGGCAATAACACGGGCCCGATGGTCAACAAGATCATCAAAGCTAACGGCGGTGACATTGGTGAGCCGTGGTGTGGGGACTTCATTGCGTACTGCTATCGCCAGGCGGGTTCTAAGGCCGTTACACGCTCTTGGGCAAGCGTCCGTGCCCTAAGCGGCGTCACAGGCGTAAAGCGCGTTAAAACACCGCAGGCCGGTGATCTAGTCAGGTTCAACTTTGATCACGTTGGAATGTACGTCAAAGAGGCGGGCATGTTCATCGAAACAATCGAAGGCAACACGGGTGCAAGTGGCGCAGTGTCAGACAGCAAAACGGGTGGCGATGGCGTGTACCGCAAACGTCGAGCGAAAAGTCTTGTCAACGACTACCTGCGCGTAACGCGCTAGGAGGATGCATGACCATTAACAAGAAGGTTCAGGGCGCAGGAATCGGCGGGGCTGTGGCAACACTCATCGTTTGGGTTGCGTCTGCAGCCGGCGTTGACGTGCCTGCCGAGGTTGGCGCTGCACTGGCGACAATTGCTGCGTTTGGTGCGGGTTTCTTGAAAGCTGAGTAACTTGACTCAAACTCAGGGGGAGTTGGAACAGCTACTCAAAACGCATGGCAGCTGGGCAGCCGCGGCAAGGGCGCTTGGTATGCCATCGAGCACGCTCAGGGCACGCGCTGACAAGGCACGTGTTAAGAAGCAAACTGCTGAGCCAGTAAAGGCATCATCGGTTGTTATTGAGGACGAAGCAGACCTCGGTGACATTCGGCGTTTGTGTGCTGATAGGGGCTTGGACGTTGACCGCGATTGGATTGTGGTTCGCTCGAGGCTCAATAATTGGGGTGGGCCGGACGGCTTGGAGAACACGCAGCTGCGCGTTGATCTCGAGCCACGGCTTGGGATGCTTATGCCAGCAGCAAGTGATCCTGGCTGGGTTGCACCTAAGCGTAAGCCGCGGCCGGCGAGCAAGGGCAATGAGCTGGTGTGCTTTTTGAGCGATCAGCATGTGCCGTTTCACGATAAGCCTTTGCATAAGGCCACTGTTGCGTGGTTGACTGATCATCAGCCCGATCGCATCCTGCTACTTGGTGATCTGTTGGACTTCGATCAGGTGAGCAGGTATGCGCGTAATGATCTGCATACCGCAACGATGCAGGACACGCTTGATCAAGGTTACGAGGTGCTGCGCGACTATCGTGCCGCGGCGCCCGACGCAGAGATCGTTTGCCTAGCCGGAAACCATGAAGAACGCCTACGGGCGGCGATCGGTAAGCAGCTAAGCGCAATCACGAACCTTAAACGACCAGGTGACGATGACGGGCTGCTAAGCGTGCCGTTCTTGTTGCGCTTCGATGAGCTTGGAATCAAGTTTGTTCGCAGCGACGTTGGCGGCTATGAGCACGCAGCAATCAAGGTTAGTCCTGAGCTTCAAGCCATTCATGGCTGGATTGCTAAGAAGGGCTCCGGCTCGAGCGCAAGGGCAACGCTCGATCACATGAGAGTTTCGACGATTCAGGGGCATACGCATAGGGCGTCAAGCGTGTTCTCAACTGAATGGACGATTGACAATGAGCCACGCACACTCGTCGCACTTGAAACGGGGTGCCTGTGCGAAATCAAAGATGGTTTGTCGCACGCTCCGCGACCGGATTGGCAGCAGGGGTTTGCAACCGCTAGCGTGCGCGCGAATGGCAGGTTCTTGTGCGAACAGGCCGTGTACGTGGCAGGGGCGTTGATGTGGCGTGACTGGACCTACGAAGGGGGCGGGGCATGAGTACAGCACTTAAGATGTGCCAGGAGCTTGGGCACGAAGAATCAGTTAACCCAAGGCATCGCGGGCTGTGTAGTCGTTGTGGCCGGCAGATACCACGCGACGACATGATCCGCGACCTAGCGTGGGAACGTGAGCAGACAAGGCAGTGCGCACAGTTCGCACCCTATGTCGCCCAGGACGATCCGACCGCTGACCGTTTGAGCGACTACGCCGAAACACGGGCGGGCTCTGCGCCGTGGATCAACTGCTCGAAGCGTGATTGGGCGCTAGAAGGCCTCGAGGAGACTGCCGACTTGCGGATGTACACGCTCGCCGCGCTCCAAGAACTTGAAGCTGAGGGCCGCGACGATGAAGACGTCGACAGGCTCGTGTATTTCCTCCGGCGCTCTCTTGCCGCATCCGTTGAGGCTTACGATGCGCTAAGTCAATACCGCTTTCATAGGGCGGCAGACAAGTGAGCGTGCAGTTCACGATTCTCGGCCGGCCAGTGCCAAAAGGTTCACGGGTTGCGGGTGTCACGAAGACAGGGCACAGGTTCAATCGTGAAGCGAACAGCAACTACGGCCCTTACGTCGCGGATGCTAAGAAGCAGCTGCTAGCTCAGCTCGGCAAAGCCGAAATGATCGGCGGGCCCGTCGAGCTCTTGGTTGAGTTCACGTATGCGCGACCTAAGAAACCATCGCACGATTACCCAAGCCGAGGGGACCTCGACAAGCTCGTTAGAACTGTCGGTGACTTGTTGCAGCACGTTGGCGTAATTAAGAACGACAGTCAAATTACGCGCATCACTGCTGAGAAGCGCTTTGGGGAAGTTGATCGGGTTGTAGGGGAAATTATCCCGATCATTTAATCTTCGTCCGCTGCCCTGGACGAATACATAACTGCGGCATGCCCCCTAGATGCCGCGGGTTGAGCGCTTGCGCTCCGAATCGCCCCTCTGCCCTAGCGGGTAGGGGGGCGTTTTGTCGTTCTTAACGCTATTTGCGGGTGTTGTGCGACGGCACGGTTTGCGTTCTGTCCGTGAGGCGGTTTATAACTTCGCGCATTGCAGGAATCCATCGGGGGATGGCGAAAGGGGCGGCATGAAAGCATTAGCTGGAATGAAAACGAAGGAGCTAACGGTGACATTCACTGAGGAGTACTTCGAACAGTTCAAAAAGCACTGCGATAAGCAGGGCTTAACGCCGGACCAAATGATTGGGCAGCTCATTGCGGTTGACATGAGCCCACCGAATGTTATTTGGGGTCCGTGGAAGCCGGCGGCATGAGCGACTTTATCTTTGGGGTTCTCATTGTGTTTGCGGTCGCGTTGTCCGCGCTGATTGGTGTCGGGTTGTGGCTTGCGGCAATGGTGCTCGTATGAAACAGCTCGAGGCGTATCAGGTTGATCAGCTGCAGCACTTAGCGGTCGCTAAGAAGCTCGCTGAGATTGCGGGCTCAATGCCAGCGCATCCGTTGCATCGTGAGCTCGTTGGCAACGAAAAGCTAGTGATGAGTGCGATAACGCAAATGCTGATTGACACGGCAGCAAACGAAATTGACATTGCTAGGTCGATCGGGGAGGAACACAATGTTTGAGCTACTACTTGCAATCGCAATTTGGCCGCTGTGGATTTTGCTTGCTGGACTGCTTGCAATCGTCGCGCACATGATTATCGAAACAATCATGGACAAGGTTTGGGGCAAACAACCGAAGGGGCAGAAATGGTCACGGAAGTAGAACTAAGCGAAGCAGCAGATCAGGCTCGCAGGGTTATGGAGCTTGGCGAAATGATGCTGCGAACGGCGGTTGATGAGCGTTCGCCGGTTGATGAGCGCGCTGTTGAGGTTGAGCGCTTAACGCATGTCATTAAGGCACGGTTGCGTGAGGTTGAGCGGGTGATCTGGTGAGCGTTCAAAAGCGTCTATTGGCGCGTGGCATTGAGCCGACCAAACAAGCCGTCGCCGCCTACCACGTTGCTCAGCGAATAGCAGACAAGATAATCGCTGACCTTGAAGCAGAAGCCAAAGGCTCGCAGACGCATTGCAATAAGACAGATGGTGACTCGTGAGCGACATGGCACTCGAACTGTTTAGCACCGAGAAACTACCGTCAACGGTGAACGTGCTGCTGTACGGGCCTGCGGGGGCGGGTAAGAGCACTGCGGCAGCGTCGGCACCTGGGCCCGTCATGTTCATCAACCTTGAAGGCCCTAACGCTTTGCATTACGCACGTAAGAGTGCGCGTGACGCTGGCACTGAGGTTCTTGAGGTCAGGGTTGATTGGGGCGAAGATCCGCGCGCGTACTTCAGGGAGTCGTTTGCCGCCGCTAAAGAGCGGGGCGTCAATACAATCGTCATCGACACCTTGGGGAAGCTGCGTGATGGCATTGCGTTCAACATTGGTGGCGAGTCTCCCTCGTTGCCGCAGTGGGGTCAGGTAGGTAAGGCAATGACAACGATTCTGCGTGAGCTGCGCGATTCGGACATGAACACCGTCCTGATCTGCCACGAACGAGTGCTCGATTCCGACACTGGCGATCGCATCGTTGAACCGCTCGTAGGTGGCAAGACAACAACTGAGGCGATGGCTGAGGTTGACGTGATCGCTTACTGCGGCGCTGTGCGTGATGAGAACGGTACGCGCTACCTAGCGCAGCTAATTGAAAGCAAAGGCCGGCGCGCTAAGGACCGCTCAGGTGCGCTTGGTGAAATTGTTGAGCTGAATCTGACAGACCTAATTGCAAGCTACTTGGCGAGCTTCATTGACGACTCGCTTCCATTCGATGAAAAGGAAACCGCATGAAAATAACGGGCTTGGATCAGGTAGGGACTGAGGAAACACCACAGACGTTGATTCCGCCAGGTGACTACCTAGTTGGCATTACTGCAGCTGAGGAAAAGACCTCGAAGAACGGGCATCCGCAAGTTGCGCTTGACCTTGAGATCCTTGAGGGTGAGCTGAAGGGCAGGGGCGTGAAGGATTGGGTAACGGTCACTGAGCGCGCGATGTGGCGCGTGAAGCAGGTACTCACGTCTATTGGGTATCCGATTGCTGCTAGCGGCGAAGTTGACCTTGACGCGCCAAAGATGATTGGTGGCAAGGCAATCATCACAATCAAACATGAGCTTTACAACGACAAGGTACGGCTCAGGATTGACCATTGGGCGCCGGCCGCAGCAACGACAAGCAACGCGACAGGCATTGACGCCGCGATCACTACCGAATCTGACCTGCCGTTTTAGGATGCCTGTGTCTGAGATTGAGATTGAAGACGTGTTGGAGTTCGCGCGTGAAATGACTCGCTTTAGTGAGCGTGTTCGCAATCCCGATCCCGCAAATGAGCATTACGTGCCGTTTGTTGAGCCATTCATCCCAAACATTAAGACCGTTAGGAACGTGTGCTCGGCGCGTGGGCCCGAGGCGGCTATGGAATGGTTGCAGGTGCGGTTTGAGGCGTCGAAGCGTGACATTCAGCGCGCTAAGGAGCAAGATCAGTTTCGTGCTGAGCATGAACGTAAACGCAGGGAGAAGCACAGAACTGAAGAACGGATGCTGAGCGATGAGCTGGCACCTGGGCGCCGAATTGACCGTGCGTTGTCAAAGCTGCAGCTGCTTAGCGAAACGCAGGCCGCGAACCTTGAACCGCACATCAGAGGCAGCGAGCACCCGTCACGAGTGCTGAGTGACGCGCATACTGACGAGTTTCGTAAAGCGCGCAGCTCAGCGCTTAGTTGCGCAAGGAAGCTCGAGGCCACACTCGACAGTCACAGGTACAGGTTGTTGCCACCTAAGTTGCAAGGCAGCATTGACGACAGACTAAAACGGCTTGCAGGGTACGCGCCTGACGTTGTTGCACGGCTCGATCCTGAGCAGGGCTTGCCGCGGCAGATCATTGAGCGTCGTGAAGCGCTTGGTCTTGATCCTATTACGGGCGATCGGGTGTGAAGATCAACATGACGACGCTTACTGTTGGTGCGCCGGCCGAAACGAAGGTGCGCGAGTTGCATGCTGCGTTTAGTGATTGTCTGCCGTTGCTTGTGCATTACTTGACGGGCACTGTTGACGAGCAGCAGCATGTTGCGCAGTTGTTGAGGGATCAGTTGCGAAGCATTGAGGCCCTGAGCGGGCAGGCAAGGAGAAAGCTATGAAACGTCAGGAGCCTAAAAACGTGCCGGTGCAGTGGATGCGCCGCCGTAAAGAACTTGAGGCTGTGAGTGGCGTGTTGCCGATCGCTAATGATTGCAGCGACATGTGCCGCCAGCTACGTGACGAAAACAATGATTTGAAAGCCGTCATTAGTGAGCTCTGCCGGTCTTATGAGCACCTTGAAGCGTCTAAGGCAGCAGTCGACGTCAACATTCTGATCGCTAAGAGGCGTGTATGAGCTTGCCTGAGCAGGTTGCCGCAATTCAAGACGGCATCGTGCCTGACGGCGACCACCTGGTGACGCTTGTTGAGGTTGCCGTTGTGCCACGCAAGGCCGGCGGTTGGTGGGGGCGGTTTTTGAGCGAAACGAGCGGTGGCCGGCAGCTGCGCGAAATGCGACGGCTCGGTGCTGATCCCGACGACGCTTTCGTGCTCGATCAGGCCGCTAATCGCAAGTGGGTTGAGTGGGGGCAGCGAATGGGCGTCAATGAGACTGATGCGAGGGACGTGTTTAACGCTTTGCATCAGCTACAGGGCCACAGGTTTACGGCTCGCGTTACGAAGACGGCACACAGCACTACCGTGCAGCACAGAGCGTTCGAGGACGTTGTGTTTGCGACGGGCGGGCAAGCCTTGACCACCGAGGGTGAGATTGTTACGAACGTCGCGCAGGATCAGTACAACCGACTGCTCGAGGGACTGTCGGCGTCACGGCTTGCGCTGAGCGCCGTCGCGCAGGCATGCCACGACATTAGCCGCGACAAGTCATGGACTGACCTGGGCTACGAATCCCTTGCTGAGTTCCTTGCGAGCCCTGAGATTACGTTGACGCGCAGCAACTTCTTTAGGATGGCGCAGATTTGGGAGCTGTATGTGCTTGATGGTGGCGTTGATCCGCGGCAGCTTGCCGTGGCAGGCCCTTCGAAGTTTGCGATCCCGCTTCGTGCTCTTGGTGCTAACGAAGTGAGTGTTGAAGAAGCGTTGGCAGACGTTGAAACGCTCGGTGCGCGTGATCTGCGTGAGAAATACGAGCTGCCAAAAGAAGAGTCGCAACGTTGCGACCCTCTTGACAGGTTGCTTGACGATGACGTAATTGATGCTGCAATCGCCTGCTACGAGGGCACTACCGCGTCGGGCCGTGAGCAATGGCAAGTGACGTTGACTGAGATCCGCGATTACATTAAGGCCAGCAATGCGTGAACAACAAATGAAAGCACTTGAGCGCGCTAACATCGTTAGGTTTGCTGCAGCTGACGTAAAGCGTGAGATTCGTGACGGTCGTTTGCGGCTCGCTGACGCGCTTTGGGATGAGCGCGCTAATCCAATTATGTTGCGTGACTTGCTGCTGGTGCAGGTTGGTGAGGGCCCTTATCGTGTTGACACGTTCCTTAATCGCGTGGAGGTCAATGGGCATCGTCGTATTAGGGATTTGACCGAGCGGCAGAGGCGGGTGGTTGCTGATGCGGCGTAAGAAGGTTGAACGTAAGGACAAGGTTGTTCAGGAGCGTTGGGTTGTTGTTGATCCTTTGGATTGCCGTGTGGCGAAGTATCCGCCGGCTGTGGGGATGAGTGATGACGATGTGCATGGCTTTGAGTTTGGTCATGCGACAGAACTTGCCGCGCACTTCACGGGTCAGTCGCGGTCATGGGAGGTAGTTCGGTTGAGGGCGTGGCGGTTGGCGCGGGCTGGTGGGGTGCCTGTGTCGGCCGTCACTGCCGAGCAGCAGTTAACGAGAGGGGATGCTGATGGCGAGGCATCGTAATTGGGCTGAGGCCCGCAGCAAGGTGACTGATGCTGGCCGATGCCGTGTGTGCAGGACGGGGCAGCCGCCGATCGACGCTGCGCACGTCATTGCTAGAAGCCTGGCACCTAACGGCGGTGAGCACGCTGACGCAATCTGCGAATTGTGCCGCGAGTGCCACACGCGCTACGACAATCATGAGCTCGACCTGCTGCCGTACCTGACGCTTGCCGAGCAGCTCAGCGCAGTCACGGTCGCTGGTGGCATTGAGGCAGCTAGACGTCAAATAACGGGGAGGCGTAATGATTGACGATGAGAAGCGTTGGATTGAGGAGTGCGATCGGCGCCGTGAGGAACGCGACCGCCGGCTTGATGAGGAATGGGAGTACCGCGATACCGAGCCGTTTAAGAAATCCGATGATGAGGGGGAGAAGGATGATGAGTAGTGTTTTGATTGGGCAACGGGCAGTGAAGGTGTTTGTGTTGGGGCTGCTTGCCGCGGCACTGATGGCTGGTAGTGCTGAGGCGAAGATGCCGGCGCATTGGCAGCTGTGGGTTAAGATGGGTCGCTGTGAGCAGCCAGGCCGCGGGGCTTGGGGTGTTAGGTGGAATCATCCTGGACCTACGTATCAGGGCGGCTTGGGTTTTTATCATGCGACTTGGGATGGCTTTAAGCCTCGCGGCTTTCCTAACAATGCTGGTCAGGCTTCGTGGCGGCAGCAGATGTGGGTTGCAAACATTGTTGCTCGGCGCGTCGGGTACTCGGCGTGGGATTGTTGGGGGCGTATCCGATGAGCCGTATTCAGCAGCGTAGGTGCGGGCTCGAGGCGCTATGCGGGTACGACGAAGTATTCGATGAGCACGGCTTCTTTCTGCAGGTGTGGCCGATCGGTCATGCTGGCTTGAACGTCATTGACATCGGGTACGCAAAGCCAGTGAGCATGGTGGAGCTGTGCGCGACGGCGCCTGACGTTGTTGTCGGCTTGTTTCTCTTGTCGCCCGTTGTTGATTTGATGCGGCAGCATGAGCGCGATCGTGATCGTATTAGTGAGGTTGATTGGCGTGAGGGTATGCCCGCGGGGTTGTGGGCCGAATGATTGTCGCGCAGCATGACGGCAGGTCTGTTCTTTGCAAGGAATCGGGGCAGAGGGCGATTTGTCCTGAATGTCACGCGCCGGTAGCCGGCAAGTATGGAAGCGTCGTGATTCCACACTTTGCTCATCTTGCGAGCACCAGGTGTTCATACGGTTCTCATGGTGAGTCTGAGTGGCACCTTCGTTGGAAATGGCTGTTTGCTCGAGCTGGTTGGGAGTATGAAGTGCGTATTGGAGATCATCGCGCAGATGTTAGACGCGGCGATTGCGTGGTTGAGTTTCAAAAGCGGCCATTGAGCGACGAAGATTACTTTGGCCGAGCGGATACATACGGCGACGAAATGATTTGGGTAGTCGACGGGTCAAGGAGAGGCTTCACGTTTACCGAGAACAAACAGTTTGTGTGGGGTTCTATTGGTGCGCTTGGTTGGTTAGAGGGCGCTAGTCAACGAGTGATTATTGACGATGGTTATGACTCTGCGTATTTAGTATCAGGGCTTCGGCGTCGTCGCAGTCGCAAAACCATGCGCGAGTACATCCACTGCGATGTAGAGCACGTGTGGGAGCGAGAGGTCGATGGCTGGGATGAACACGCGCAACTTTTACAATGTCTAACCTCGTCTGCTGATATTGGTAGCACTGACTTGCTGGTAATGGATCATTTAGGCAACGAGTGGAGAATTAAACAATGAGCTACTACGGCTATCCGAATGGTCCTGCTACTCAGAAGCAGTTGTGGTTGCTGCGCAAGTTGTTGTTGGACTTACACAACGAGCAGCTAATGGCTGATCATGGGTACACGGAGGGCACGGCTTCCGCTGAGATTAAGCGTTTGTTGCAGCTGCAAAAAGAACGCGATGCGGCGTGAAGGATTACTGCGCATCGTGCCGTGAACGCACTGGCCTTACGGCGCGTGGTGTGTGCGAGTGGTGCGACACACCGTTGACCGTGAAGCGTGGTGGTGGTCGAGCACCTGGCGCTGGTTGCAAGCTTACTGACACGCAACTGCGGGCGTTGCATGCCGCTCACATGCGAGGGCAAAGCATTAACGAGCTTGCTAAGAGCATCTATGTGCAGGTTGGGTATTCGTCGCGGTCGTCTTGCGCGTCGTCAATTAGTAATGCGTGGCAGCGTTTGGGGTTGCAGGCGCGTGACCGTATCGAAATGACGGTGCTGAAGTCGTTTAAGCATGGGCGCGGCGGTCGGCAGCAGCAGCGTGACGGTGGGCCCGAGTATGCGAAGTACAGGCGTGAGACGCGACGTAAAAGCGGTGAGGTTCACGGCCGGCGCTGTGACGCCTTGCGTAAGCAGTACCCACGTAAGGGGCAGCCGTGCTCAAGCAGCGCTTTGTCGGACAGTGAGTTTTGTTATCAGCACGATCCGCGCTTCGAGCAGGAGCGTAACGCGCACTTGGAGCGTATGAGGGCCGCGGCGTGACTGATCCGTTTCCTGCCGATCGACGCGCCAGCATGACAATTGACCAACGCTTGCGTGATGCTGACATCACACCGACGACTGATGCCGCTAAAGCATTCAGGCTTGGGTATCAGGCGGGCCGTGTGAGCGTTGATGAGGGCGCGAAGTACGCAACGATCATTGACCGCGCGACAACGCACGTGAAGCCATGACTGACGTTGATCGTAAGCACGTGCGCGCCGTAATGACACGCATGCTTAACCGCCAGGCCTTAACGCTCGAGCAGCTGCAGGACGAGCTCGCGCACCTAGCGGCACCTAACGTCATTGCTGAGCAGATGCGCGCACTAGTTCGCAGCGACATCATTGTTGGGGTTGGGGGCAGCAACGGCTACAAAGGCCAGGCCGCGATGTATGAAACTTGGAGCAACGCTGTGGCACGATTGAAAGATCAGCCCGCTCGGTTGCCTCGTAGGTGTCACGCTGTTAGGAATCCGACGCGCGTGGCATAAGCCAGGCTAATCGCCTGCCGGCGCTGACCAATGATGCCTGCGTGCTCTTGGTGCCCTGCGTCTGTTACACCGTTAGACGGTGAGGTGTGCTGCTGCGTGTGTTGCAGCTGGAGCCGAGGGCCCATCGTTTTGGGTAGGGGCGCCTATTGGGATTAGTGTCGGCTGAGTGAACAGCAGCAGGCGAGGGAGGATGAGGGGCAGTGGGTAGGACGCTGACGGTTCTGTGTAGCGGGCTGGTAGTGTTTGGGTATGGGGATTGACTTTGAGTAGTCGAGCATCACTTGAGCAGCTCGGCAACCTGGCGGGTGACATTGACAAGCTCAAAGCAACACGGCAACGCCTACTCGTTAAGCGTGACGTGATGATCAAGGCCCTTGCTGACAAGCAGTTTAAGAGCTCAGCGATCTGCACTGCAGCTGGTATCAGCCGCTCACGCTTCCAACAGATTCTCAAACAATAAGTCTGTCCGAGTGGCCTGCGATGCTTTCCCAAATGGGTGGCGCCGCCTGCCCGCATAGATTCACCTGAGCCCTGCGTAATCCGCGGGGCTTACTCGTTGGGGAGACAGGGGCCGGCAGTGTTCATTGACGTTGACCTAACAAACATGCGCGTTTATGTGCGTGGCCGGCGCTTGCATCACGGCTTAATTGGGGCTGTGGCGATCGCAGCTGGCCTCGTTGCCGCTGTTCATGACAGGCGTGACGCGAAGGTGTGGGTGAGGGACTTCGTTCGTAAGGGGTGAGCCGCATGCTTCAGATGCCACTGTTCGGTGTAGTGGGCTATCGACGCATGCTTGTTGACTTGGCTGCCGCGGGTTACAGGATGCGGCCAACTGAGGACATTGGTACTCGTGAGCGGTCGGTGTTCATGCGGCACGATGTTGACTGTCACCTTGACGGCATCATTCCGTTCGCTCGGCTTGAGCGTGAGATGGGTTGCAGGTCAACTTGGTTTGTGCCTGTGACGTTCAACTTCAATGTGTTGCACGAACCAAACAGCCAGGTACTTCGTGAGCTCGTAGCGTTCGGCCACAACATCGGCTTGCATTACGATCCGCTGATGACACGAACACGTGAAGACTTGCGCAGGCAGATCAGAGTCTTGGAGAACGCATCAGGGTTTAAGGTGCGGTCGGTCACGTCGCATAAGCCAGGCAGCATTGACTCGCGGGTTGACACGTCTGATTGGCGTGTACCTATTCACTCGGAGTACGTGAGCGATAGTGGCAGGCGCTGGCGTGACGATCGCCTAATGCGACTAACGCATAAGCAAGAGTCGTTCATGTTGCTTACGCACGTTGAGCATTGGATGAGCGCTGAGCTTTCGTTGACTGATCACTTCGCGTTAAGCACGTTGCCTAACTGCACTCGGCAATCACAAGATCACGCTGTTGAAGTACTAACGGATTGCTTGGCTCACACATGATGCCTGAAGCGTTTGCTGACGTAACGCTGTTGCAAGGACGCTGGTGGATGCATGAGCTTGCATCAGTACACACCTCGGCCATCATCTTCCCTGGCGTTTACATCGGGCCAAACGTGAGGATTAGCGAGGGCTGCGTGATCGGACCTAACACTTGCATCGGGCAGCCAGGCTTCGGTTACAACACGCTCGAGGATGGCACACGCGAGTACCGCGACCATTCGCAAGGCGTACTACTTGAAGCTGACGTGCATGTTGGGGCGAACACTTGCATAGATCAAGGCCGACACAGACGCACCGAGATTGGCGCCGGCACGAAGATCGACAACCTTGTTCACATTGCACACAACGTAATCATCGGTAAGCGCTGCCTCATCATTGCGCATACAATGCTCGGCGGGTCAGTAACAATCGGTGATGACGCGCACATCGCACCTGGCAGTCTCATTCGTGACTGGCGCAACGTAGGTGCCAACGCAACAAGCGGGCTCGGTGCGGTCGTAGTGAAGGACATACCAACAGGGGAAACGCACGCAGGTAATCCTGCCAACAACCTTGAGGTACGCAATGACCGACAATGCGCTGGACCTAGCTGAACACTTCGTTGACAAGGGCTACTGCGTCACAGTGATCCCAATTAGGTATGACGATGGGACACCTGAGTGCAGCGTCGTTGCGCTCGAGCCGCATCCCTACGTGCTGCCGGCCCTGACGAGCGACGACATTACGCTGCGCGTTCGTGCCCTTACGCTCGTTGCTGTCGCATCACACAACAAGCTGATCGAACACAACCTGACGTTCCGATCGCATCTTGCCTGAGCTAAAGGTATGCAACAAGTGCGGCAACTTACACACTGACATCAGTAAGCCAGTATGCGCGAGCTGCTATCGGCCACCTAACCGTCATCGGCCATACACGAAAGCACTTGGGCAACGCAACAGTCTTTACCGAACAGCAGCATGGCAACGAGTAAGAGCAGTCGCCTTAGAACGCGACAACCACCAATGCCAACACTGCAGCAGTCAAGCAGACCTAATTGTTCATCACCACAAAGAAGCAAACACAGGGCAAGACCAACTCAACCTAGACAACCTAGAAACCCTATGCCGACGCTGCCACGGACGCGAACACGCAGCCAGACGCACACGAAACAAATAGGGGGGCGGGTCAGGCACACGCAAAAGAGGACAAGCG